CGCCCTGCAAGTTCAGGACGACAACGAACAGTTCACCACTTTGACCGTTGCTTCGCAGAAGCACATCGGCGTGAACTTTACCTCTGCCGAACTCACCATGCAGTTGGATGACTTTGCAGAGCGTGTTCTAAAGCCTCGTATTTCGCAGCTTGCGTCTTCCATTGACGCTGACGTTGCAAATGCGTACAAAAACGTGTTCAACTCGGTTGGCACCCCAGGCAGTACTCCATCGACTTCGCTCGTTCTGCTGCAAGCTCAGCAGAAGCTGAACGAAAACGCTGCTGTGATGTCGCCACGGTATGCCACCGTCAACCCAGCCGCTAACGCTGGTCTGGTCGAAGGCATGAAAGGTCTGTTCAACCCGACCGACACCATCAGCCGCCAGTTTAAGAACGGCATGATGGGCATGGGCGTGCTGGGCTTCGACGAAGTCAACATGTCGCAGTCGATCAAGCAGCACACCAACGGCGACTGGGGCACCGGCATCACCGTGACCTCGACTGTCACCACCGAAGGTCAGTCGACTCTGCCGATTAGCTTTACCGGCTCGTCGAAGACTTGGAACGTGGGCGACGTGTTCACCATCGCTGGCGTGTTTGCAGTTAACCCACAAACTCGTGAGTCCACCGGCTCGCTGCAGCAGTTCACCGTAACTGCCGCTGCAACTGGTAGCTCCACAGCAACCCTGTCGATCAGCCCTGCGCTGTTCTCAGCAACCCAAGCACTGGCAACCGTTACTTCGTTGCCTGCGGCAAGTGCGGCCGTCACCATGCTGGGTAACGCAACTGGCCAGTATGCTCAAAACTTGGTCTACCACAAGGACGCGATCACTTTTGCTACCGCCGATCTGTTGATGCCTCAAGGCGTGGATATGGCTTCTCGCCAAGTCCACAACGGTATCTCGATGCGTATTGTTCGTCAGTACGACATCAACAACGACCGTCTGCCTTGCCGTATTGACGTTCTGTACGGCTTTAGCACCATCCGTCCGCAAATGGCTTGCCGCATCTGGGGCTAAGCACTGGTGGGGGCTTCGGCCCCCATTGACGACTTTATTTGAAAGGAAATTATCATGGCACTTCCTAACGGCGCAGGCGGCTATCAGCTCGGCGATGGCAACCTTAACGAACCAGTCATGGGCTATTTGCCCGCTCCGCTTACGGAGACTGGCACTTCTACTGTCACCCTTACCGCTGCCGAAGTAACCGGCGGCATTTTGATTGCTAACCCCGGTACGACTGGCACTACCTACACGATGCCTATCGTGGTAACGTCGGGCGCTACCACAGGCGTTAACGATCTGGTGTCTAGCGCTAAAGTTGGCAGCACTTTTAACTGGACTATCATTAACATTGGTACAACTACCGGCGACATTACGATGGCCGCAGGTACTGGTACGGGTTGGACGATTGTTGGTTCTTTGACGATCAATAACGAAACTTCGGCTTCGTTTGTTGCGCGTAAAACCAGCGACACAACCTGGACTTTGTACCGTACTGCCTAATGCCTCGGGGGCTTCGGCCCCCGTTTTTTAAAGGATAGATCATGCCTAACACCAAAGCTGTGGGGGTTGCGTTTAGCGACCCTGAACTAACTTCTGGCACTACCATTACGGGCGCAACTATCGATAGCACCACGAAAGTGTTGTCTAACATTCCGAGCGGTCAAACTGCTTCGCAGCAGGGCGCAACGATTGCGACAACCGGTAACAGTGATGTTTTTATCATCGCGCCTGCTGCTGGCACGTTGACGTCCGCTGTTTTTTCGGGTGTAGACGCGCTAGCGGCCAGTAACACGGACTACGTTACTTTTTCCATCACCAACCTTGGAACTAGCGGTTCCGGTACAGCGGCTATGCTTGCTGCAACTGACGCCAACACGACCAAGTCTACCGGCGGCACGGCGCTAACTGCTAACGCAGCTCGCACCCTGACGCTAAACGGCACGGCAGCTAACTTGGTAGTAGCCGCTGGTGATCGTCTGCGTATTCGCGCAGCCGCCACCGGTACGCTAGCTAACTCGGTGACGTTTCCGGTTTACCGTTTGAACTTTAGTGTTGCTTAACTAAACGGGGCTTCGGCCCCGCCTACCCTATGCCTATTATCTACTTACAGCACCCGGTTCACGGCTTCAAAATTGCCACTATGGAAATGGAAGCTGAGTCTGATGAACAAAACGGTTGGCAGCGATACGACCCTGACACGCCTTCAGTGCCTGAGATAGAAGCGCCTGAAGTAGCGGCGCCTGAAGTAGCGGCGCCCACCAATGAGCTAGAGGTTAAACGTCGTCGCGGTCGACCTTCTGTAGGCGCAGCATCTTAAAGGAGCAGGCATGGCCACTACTGCTGGCGATCAAATCAACAGAGCGTTGCGGTTGTTGGGTGTGTTGGCCGAAGGCGAGACGTCTTCAGCTTCGGTAATGCAAGATGGTTTGACCGCTTTAAATCAAATGATCGACTCATGGAACACGGAGCGTCTGGCCGTGTTTTGTACCGAAGACCAAGTGTTTTTGTGGCCGCCCAACGAGATCACACGCACGTTGGGGCCAACCGGCGACTTCGTCGGTAATCGTCCGGTTTTGATTGACGACGCAACGTATTTCCGTGACCCGCAGACAAATGTCTCGTACGGCATTAAGCTAATCAACCAGCAGCAATACAACGGGATTGCGGTTAAGACGGTGACCAGCACCTACCCGCAGGTTATGTTTGTGAACAACACGTTTCCAGACATCACCATGACGATCTACCCCAAGCCAACGCGTGTTTTGGAGTGGCACTTTGTGTCGGTGCAGCAGCTGACCCAACCGGCTAATCTTGCTACGCAGTTACATTTCCCGCCGGGTTACCTGCGCGCGTTTGTGTACAACTTGGCTATGGAGTTTGCGCCAGAGTTTGGCGTTGAGCCGTCGCCGCAAGTTGTTCGGATTGCAATGACGTCTAAGCGCAACCTGAAACGGATCAACAATCCTGACGACATCATGTCAATGCCTTACTCGTTGGTTGCGACTCGTCAGCGGTTTAACATCTACGCAGGTAACTATTAAGCCGTGAAGACGCCTATCCTTGGATCAACTTATGTTGCCCGCAGCGTCAATGCTGCAGACGCGCGGATGGTCAATTTGTTTCCGGAGATCGTCCCGGAAGGCGGTAAAGAACCTGCTTTTCTACTGCGCGCGCCAGGCTTGCGGCTGTTAGCAACAGTAGGGTTTGGGCCGATTCGTGGGCTGTGGTCGTACGGCGGCTACGGCTACGCGGTGTCGGGCAACAGCCTATACAAAATTGATAGCAATTACGCCAGCACGTTGTTAGGCACAATAGCTGGCACTGGCCCCGTGTCTATGGCTGACAACGGCACGCAGCTATTTGTTGCTGCTAACGGCCCCAGCTACATCTACAACGCCACCACTAACGCGTTTCAACAGATCACCGACCCCGACTTTCCGGGTGCGGTAACTGTTGGCTTTCTAGACGGCTATTTTGTTTTTAACGAGCCTAATAGCCAAAAGGTCTGGGTAACTAGCCTGCTTGACGGTTTGTCCGTTGACCCGTTGGACTTTGCCAGCGCCGAGGGTTCGCCCGATGGCTTAGTAGCGTTGATTGTCGATCACCGCGAGGCTTGGCTGTTTGGCACTAACTCTGTTGAGGTTTGGTACGACGCGGGCAACGTGGCGTTCCCGCTGCAGCGTATCCAAGGTGCGTTTAACGAAATTGGTTGCGTCGCACCTTACTCGGTTGCAAAGCTTGACAACAGTATTTTTTGGCTGGGTGCTGACGCCCGTGGGCGGGGCATTGTGTACCGCGCCAACGGTTACACGGGCGTGCGTGTGTCTACCCACGCCATCGAATGGCAGATCCAGCAGTACGGCAACCTGTCTGATGCGATTGGCTACACCTACCAGCAGGACGGGCATAGCTTTTATGTGCTGATCTTCCCTACCGCCAACACAACTTGGGTTTACGATGCGGCCACGCAAGCTTGGCATGAACGCGCTGGTTGGTCTAATGGGTCGTTCACGCGGCACCGCAGCAACTGCCAGATGGCGTTTAACAGCGAAGTTATTGTGGGCGATTTTGAAAACGGCAATATTTACGCGTTTGACTTAGACGACTACAGCGACAACGGTCAGATCCAAAAGTGGCTGCGGTCATGGCGGGCACTGCCCACCGGCCAGAACAATCTGAAACGTACCGCGCACCACAGTTTGCAGCTTGACGTGGAGTCGGGTGTGGGGCTAAACGTCGGCCAAGGCAGCGACCCCGAAGTCATGTTGCGCTGGTCGGACGATGGCGGTCACACTTGGTCTAACTACCATACCGCTAAGATTGGAAAGATTGGCGAATATTACCGCCGCGTGTTCTGGCGTCGGCTGGGCATGACGTTAAAGCTGCGCGACCGGGTGTACGAGCTGTCGATGACCGACCCGGTCAAGACCGCGATCATGGGCGCTGAGCTATTGCTTAGCCCGACCAACGCCTAGCGCAGCCCATGACTAGCCCAATCAATGCCACCAACATTACGCCGCCCCGCGTACCGCTTATTGACGAGCGTACGGGGCTAATTTCGCGGGAATGGTACAGGTTCTTTCTTAACCTTTTCACGTTGACGGGCAGCGGCACTAACCAGACCTCATTGGTTGATCTTCAGATAGGGCCGCCGCCAAACCAAGAGAGTTTTACGACCATTAGTCTTGAGCTTGACGGAGTTAAAACACAACCGACTGAAGAGTCAGCGGTCGAACAAATTGCAGAGATGCAAAAGCAAGTCGACGCCTTGTTGTCAGCGCCTTTTCCCACGCCTCAAGTTTTACAATTGGTGTACGGGGCTTTTTACAGCACCGCCAACCAACCCGACGGCTCTAGCACTACGGCGTACCCTATTGTGTACGACACTACGGCGTACAGTAAAAACGTCACGTTAGAAGATAGAACTGCCGTGTTTACGGCATCTATCGGGCCAGCTAGTACGACCATGACGGTAACAGCTATTGCGTCGGGGCCGATCTACCCAGGCATGGTGATTACGGGTACAGGTGTGACCGCTGGAACGTACATAGTTTCACAAACCACGGGCACGGACGGCAGCACGGGAAATTATGTTGTCAGCGCGTCTCAGACAGTGGCGTCTACTACTATTACGGGCACTTGCAAATCCAAGCTAAAAGCGGAAATTGCAGGCGTTTATAACGTGCAATTTAGTGTTCAGTTTGTAAATACCAGCTCTAATATCCATGACACAGATATTTGGATGCGTAAAAACGGCACGAACGTAGCGGATACCAACAGCCAGTTTTCTGTACCCAACAGGCACGGCAGCATAGATGGGCATTTAATTGGCGCGCTAAACCTGTTTGTTGAGTTAGCGGCTGATGAGTACATTGAGTTGATGTGGGCAACTACCGACACCTCTACTACAATTGAGTACATAGCCGCGCAAACGGGGCCGGTTCGACCTGCCGCACCGTCCGCTATTGTTACGGTGGATTTAGTGTCTAAACCAACGCTTCAAGGAGTTTCAGCATGACCGTCACTGTTACCGTTCTTATACCCGCCAAGACGGCGGAGAATACCCAGACTACGCAGTACACGGCTGCTGGCGTGACGACCATCATCGACAAGTTTACGGCGACCAACTACAGCGCCAGCGCGGCTACCATTAGTGTCAACTTGGTAACAAGCGGAGGGTCGGCAGGCAACGCAAACTTGATTACCAAAACGAAAACATTGCAGCCGTCTGAGGTGTACACGTTCCCTGAAATTGTCGGGCAAGTCTTGCTGCCAAGCGGCTTTATCTCTACTATCGCGGGGACTGCAAGTGCTATTAATATTCGGGCATCTGGCCGCGAAGTGACGTAAAGTATGGGCGCGATTGAACTTTTTGACGCGGATGGCACTGCGGTAGTTACCGCAGAAGTCATGCGTGAAAAAGTTGTTGCGTTGCAAGATGTGCTGTTAGAAATGCCGCAGGCCGGTATTGTGACCACGCACACATTTTTGCCCGGCGTGTACGAACGTAAAATTACCGTGCCGCCTTGGACAGTATTGACCGGGGCCGCGCATAAAACAGGTTATCGCGTGCGGCTGGAAAAAGGCACGATTGCGGTAAACCGTGAGACAGAAGTAGTTGTGCTAACAGCGCCAGTTGAGTTTGATGCAAAAGCAGGTGAACAACGCGCGGGGCGTGTGTTTGACGATGAAGTTGTTTGGGTAGATATCTATGACAATCCAGATGACTGCCAAGATTTAGACGTACTTGAAGAGCGTTTGTACGTAGTGCCAGACTGTGGGCTAGGTGACGCCCGTAAACGGCTGGCGCTTAAAAATGAAACTGAAAGTGTGAAGGAATTGTCATGGCCGGATGGACAGCAGCCGCAATTGTAGGGGGCGCCGTAATTGGCGCGAGCGCCTCTAAAAGCGCAGCTAAATCGCAAGAACGCGCAGCAGCGGAAAGCACTGCTGCGCA